ACCCCAATCTTATTCATTTTTAATCATTTAATATGTCTCTCAATTTATTTTCTATTTCATAAATATTCTTTTGGGCCTTTTCTAAATTAAAAAGATCTTGAATATTTTCACTCTCTCCTAAGAAAGATTTCATTTTACTAAACTTATTTTCACTTAATGGTTCAGATCCACCATCTGCACCTCCTGATGATGGTGATGGTGGTGTAGACATTCCACCTCCCATATCATCACCCTCTCCTGCTGGTTGTGCGTCTAATTTTTGTCTCTCATCTTCAGGTATTCCATATTTACTATCAACCTCATCAAAAACCCCAGAACGCTTAATAACAGTTTGGGTATTGGTTAATTCAAATCCCATGGCTCTTTCTAGGCGTTGTTGCTGTAAATCAAGTAATACTTCGTTATCGCTCATACCAAGAATATTTTTCTTAGCCCAAGTATGTGAAACTGGTAAAATACCCACTTGTGATTGATCTGATGTCGCATCTTTATACAAAGTGATTTTTTCTTTCCACTGTTCAATTCTTAATAAATCGGATTGTGCGGATGGGTTTGTTAAACCTAAAGTAAAATTCTCCAACTCATCCTCTAACCCCAAAAGGTATAAATGAATCAAAGCGATTTTATTTAATTCCTGAACCATTGATTTTTGGATTCTATTGATGGTTCTAGCAAAACGAATATCCATTAATGCTAAACTCTTACCATCACCAACAACTTCCTCAAATCCTAAAAACGCTTTAGGTATTCTCAACGCGGCTAATAATTTTTTCTGAATATATTCAATATCCGCAATTTCACCTAAGTTTTGTGCCCCAGCCAACGTTTCAATTGGACTTGGTGCGGCAGGATCTCTAACAGGTATAAAAAAATCTTGATCAATCGCCATTTGATTGTATCGCATATCCACGTTACCGTTTCTTTGATCAACAACAGTATCTCTTTTAAACTTACTAGCAACACGTTGTACATATGGTTCAATATCTTTATCATCCATATTACCAACAAACACTTTAAACACACGTCTTTCTGGGGCTCTTGATGTTCTATAAATCAACATTGCATCTTCGGCAAGTAAAAGTTGCTTCCATATTCTTCTAATCTTATCTAGCATAGAAGTACCATATGGTAACTTTCTATCATCACCAAGTAATCTAAAATGGGCAATTTCCCAAGATTGAAATTCTAAATCCTTATTCTTCCAACTAAAACGTAATTCGCGAATAGGTGTTTTTATGTCACCCTGATTAGGGGTTCTAGATTGAGCCCCCTCCCATCTTTCCATTTCTATATTCGGTAATTGTTGACAACCAATAATACCTCTTTCAGGATCACTTTTTAAGTAGACAAAGTTATCACCATATTTACAAAGGTTTCTTGACCACATTTGTAAATTGGTGTTTATATCTAATTTATTTTCAAATAAATCAATTAAAACATTTTTAACTCTTTCTGATTCCGAATATATTGTTAAAATATGGCCTTTTTCAGAAACCGTAGTCGACTCTTCAGCATATATGTCTAACGCAGCAGAAATCTCGGGGGTAAATTCCATCGATTCATAATCATAATAAGCCGCTAACCTATTTGGTTCATAATATACTGATTGATTGTATAATGAATTATCTAACTTAGCCCACTTATCAAACAGATATTGAGATTGTTGTCCTTGTAATTTTGCTTTTTCAAACTCAACCGGATCACCAGTTTTTAACAACTCTTCTTTAGAAAAATTAAACGAAGGTTGGTTATTTACTGGACTATTATCAAATCCAAAAATTTTGGTTAACCTTTGAAATATTGTTAAATCGTTATTTGCCATATTATATAAATACTAATTCTTTTAATCTAAATAAAAAATAGCATATTATAAACCCTTTTTATTTGTACCAAATAACCAAGAATATTGTTGGTATTGGTTTTTTGTTGGGGAACCTGCGGTTACACTACTTGCAGATCCGTCTATAGACATCGCCCCAATCTGATCTAGAGATCCTCCATATGAATAATGAGATGTTTCCGCTTCATATGTTCTTTCACTTAGAACCCATGATTCCAACATGGCTTTATTCTGTTCTTCATTTCTTTTTAATTGTGTGAAAGATATGTCACCAGCATACATTGCAATAGCTATACTCATGATAGAGTCGTCATGTGAACCTTTCATGTGGTTAGGTCTACCATTGATATAAACAAATGTGTTTAGTTCATTTAACAATCTATTAGATCTAACAATAAACCCATGCCTCAACTGTTCTTCAAAAGTCGCAACTATCTGAGTTCTTTTATTATTAAAATTTATACCCGGTATTTTTTCTAACGCTTTCTGGTTATACTCCCACACGTTTTTAGTGTTAAATCCATCAACAAATAAATCTTTATAACCCATCTCTTGTAATTTTCTAGATGTTGCAACGCCCATACCACCGGTAATATCAATTACAATGAAACAGTTATAAAGAATTCCCCATTTATAGGCGATTGAAGCTAAATCATCTGGAGGAATTTTACCAACATATTCCAATACTTGTTCTCTATCATCAAAATCAATTATGTTTATCGAAGAAAAATCGTCACTATCACCACGAGAAACGTCAACACCCATAATATAACGATGACCTTCTTTTGGTTCTTCCCATTGCCAAAGAGTCCCCTGCATATATTTCTCTTTAGCTGGTTTAATCATTGTTTTAGCAATCCTTTCCATAGTTTCTGAAGGAATAACACTATCACCAGATCCTAAGAAATCACATTCAAGTTCTTGAGCAATTTTTCTCTTATCATACTTGAATTTTTTTGACATGGATTCAAACCAACTTGAATATGGTTGATATCCCTGATCCATATATTCCTGATATTTCATCAAATCATAATCAGGTACATCTAAAGTTATTTCCGTGTCGCTGTACTGTTCTCTATTTAACATATAATGAACAATATCAGACACTTTTAACCATTTTAAATCCTTAGTATATCTTGGATCTTTAAACCATCTTAAATCAGTTATATGGAAGTCGTTTATACCTCTAATTGCTTGTTCATATACCCCATAATAAATTGGGTCATAACCATTTGGGGTTGAAATAAGAATAATTTTACCTCCAGTTGATAGGGATGCCATGGACGCCGCCCAGAAATCCTCTCCAGCCTCAATATATGCCGCTTCATCAAATACAAGTATGGTTGGGGTATAACCACGTAACGCATCCGCAGAAGTCGCAACCGCCTTAACTTCACACCCATTATTCAAACGATACCTACTTTCAGAGTTTTTATCTACCGAGAATCCAACATTAATCCAATCTGGCCACTGGTCTAAAAAATTTCGGACTTTATTAGCCATTTCAATTGCCGTGTCCCTCTTGTTAGCAATAATTAGAACCCTCTCTGGATTTTCCGGTTTTGCTAATTGTAATCTCTTTGAAATCCATGCTGCTGTAACCGTGGTAACCCCAGCCTGTCTATATTTTCTAGTAATATTTTCATTATACTGCTCATAGTCCCTGAGTAGCTGAATCTGGTCCGGGAATAATTCTAACGGAACAAATTTCTTTTGAGTGTTATCATATGTTTGAAGATATGTCTTCAATGCATATGGGGTATCTTTAATGATACGCGCATATTCCTTTAATTGTTCAATTTTGTTGTTCATATATATAAATATAAAAAGTGGTCTTTTGGACCACTTTTATAAATCAAATGATGTTATTTAAATACATCACTTATGTCAATATCATCCGGATCAATATCATCATCTGGGTCAATATTACCATCGTCCTCATCTGATTCGTAATTATCATATTCGTCTTTTAAAGTCATCGCCTCTCTCATGATCTCAATAAATTTTACTTCCGCCAATCTATTTTTTGATTGATCAGTACTAATCACATTAGATATGATTTTTAAAAATTCTTTTGCGGGTATTTCATATAAAACTTGTTCAAACCAACCAATTAAACCCTTATTTTCATCTGAAAACATTTCGTCTGGTAATAACATACGTAATTTTTCATATAATTCTGGGCCCAGTCTTAATTGAATTGGTTCATTACTTAAAATATCGGTTTGACCCATTACTTTTTGTGCCATTCCTGGTTCTTTTGGTAAACTGTGTCTGGCCATCGCTTCCTTTATTCCTTTGATTAGCTCATGACATAACACCGGGAACATTGTTGCTTTAGCAACGATTTTTGTGTCTACTGAAGTGTCATTTTCATCATCACCACCTTCACCCCCGTCAGGTTCATCCAAGAAATTTTGGCCAATAACACCACTACC